ACCATGCTAAATATGAAGAGTCTCTTAAAAGAGCTGATAAAATTACAAAGGAAAGACTTCTCAAAGGTAATTGGGAATACGATGATGATCCTACTAAGTTATATGAATATGATGATATTGTAGATTTGTTTACTAACTCATGAGAAAGATGAGAACATTATATTACTTCAGATATTGCTAGATTATGAGATGATAAAACAGTGGTTATTGTTTGGGACTGATGGGTATGAAAAGTATTCTCTTATACTAAAAATAGAACTACTGAAACTTCTAATATTATCAGATGATTACAGCAACAATATAACGTAAAGAATTCAAATACGATATGTGATGAAGATTGAGTAGGTTGATGAGTAGTAGATCAGTTAGGTTGTAGGTGATTTATAAACAACTCCTCCCCTAACCTATCAGAACAAGAAAAACAAATAAGAAATTATAAAAACCTGAAAGACCAATGTTATTTTGAATTAGAACCTATTATCTCTTCATGAAAAATGAGGTTAGAAGTAGACAACAGCTTAACTAAAGAAACAATCATTGAAGAGCTTGATGTTATAAAGCAAAAGAATCCAGATAAATGAGGTAAATTACAGATATTAACTAAGGAAGAAATCAAACAACTTATTAATCGTTCTCCAGACTTTGCAGATGCTATAGCTATGAGAATGTGGTTTGAACTTAATAAACAACCAGAAGTTCAAATATTCTTTATATAAAAAAGTAATACCAAATGTTTAATCCAGAATATCGAAAACCAACACCTCCAGAATGATGGCCATTAGGTAAGATGGAATTTTTTTATAAACAATCCTTTAAGCTACAATACTTTATCTTCTTAAAATATACAAAAAAATGGCCTAAAAGACGAATCAAAAAATATATGTTTTTTGTATGAGATGATACGTATTATAAGTATGATCACCTTGCTAAAGAGGTTGTAAATGAAGCGTATAGTTAAAAAAGATGAGATTATTTCTCATCTTCTTTATTATAATATTCATCTCGTTTTTCATAAACTTTTAATAAGTCTGATTTTATTTTGTCTTTTGCTTTTTGTGCTAATTCATCTATATCTTTTACTCAGTTTTCTTTTAAATAATTATCGATATCTTTAGAGAAAAATGTGTAAAGATTTGATTCGTAGCTTCAGAAATATCAATCATTATCAAAAACTCGTTTAGGTCAATCATAATATTTAATTATTTGCTTTATAAATCAGACATAGAAGGCTTCAAATAAATCTTTTTTTGAAACAATAGCTTCTATACCATCTTTAAACCATGGTACATCATCATCAGGATAATATATGAGTAGTTTTCAGTGGTCTTTATCTATGAATTTATATACCATGATAGGATTTTCAGGTCAATCATATGATTCAAAACATATAGAAGCATAAGGATCTTCTGTAGCACAAACTGCTTTTAGTCGATATCATAAAGTATAAAAACATCATTCTTTATGAATATCATTAAATTGATATAGTGAATAATAAGCTTCTGAATCTCTATATTCGTCTGATTTTCTTTCAGGAACATCATCATAATATATTTTAAACCATGCACTACCAGTTCATTCTTCTAAAATTCAATATGAAAAATCATCAGAATTTCATACTGTAAATTTTTCAATATGGTCTGCTCGATGATTATCTGGAAACATATCATTTTTGCGACCTTTACCATCTCAAAAAACTAAGTTGATTTTTTCTGTTTTCATATGAGTTTTATAAGTGATAAACTACTATTGTTTACGACGATTTTTCAAAAACGTGACAAAATAATATTCAATCGTTTATTTATGAAAATGTCAATAACTTGTCATTTACGTCTACCCTCGGGAGCAGATTTGAGTAATGCTAATTAATATCTTGAAGGTTGACATTGTCTATATTTATGATAAGTACTCTTAATCTTGACTATTCCATCTGTATTCATATAAAGATTTTTAGTTTATTTCTGTGCATTATTATGAAGGATAAAAAATTAGATCATATTCACAATGTTATCCAACCGTGGGATGTAAATCAGTTTATTAGAACATGTTATTTGAACCTGAATTGAGATGAATGAATGGTTACTAATAAAATGTTTGATGAATATATTGAACGTATAAGAGAACAAGCCTTCAAAAATTGATACGCAGAAGAAGATTTACAAAAAATCATAGCAGATTGAAAAGAAATAGCTAAGAGTTTAGATGGATTGACCATGGATTTTAATTAATAATTTATAATATTATGAAAAAAATTTCATTATTTTCTACTTTATTAGTAGCTGGTTTATTACTTACAGGATGTAACAAAACTTGTAACTGCAATGTTCCTTCTTGTGAATGATGAGAGGGGCAAGTTAATGAGGCAAAAGCCATCTGTATAGAGAATAAATGAACTTATTCATGGATTACTGCACCAGATAGAGAATATTGAGAATGCATGTTCCCAAGCTGAATAGGATGTGAAGATGATTTGGTATTAGCTTGAGAATGTAATTGGCAACCAGATATAGATGATATTGATACTGAAGAAGAACGTTTTGAAAGTTGTAAAGAAAGAGTTACTGGATGGGTTGCAGATATGATAGATTGAGCTGAATTAGATGATGTAGAATATTGAGATGAAGAAGAAGTAAAAGATGAAGAGTGAAATCTTAGTATGATAAAAAGACCTTTCAAAGCTAAATATACACATGATTGAGAAAAATGGATTTTAGATTGAGAATGTGAAGCTGATTTTGTTCAATGAGGTTTAGGAGCATCTTTTGGTGAAGAATATTTGGCTGAATAATTAATTTAAAAAATACTACTAAAAATGGAGTCATTGTACTCCATTTTTTTATAAAAAACACCAAAATTGGTGTGATTTATATTCAGATTTTTGTGTTTAGTTTTATTTTTATCATACTAATGGCATAATTTATATCATATCTAGATATTATGCCATTTACATGAAAAAAAGTCTGAGTTTGAGTATCTCTAGAAACTACTAGATGAGAGAAAAAACTTCCAATTCAGTATCGATTCCCCCGAACTGATAATACTTTCTCTGATAAAGCTAATGTAGAATCTGATTCTTGAGTAGTTGATACTATTGTAGATTCTATCAATTCTGAAGTAACAAAACAATGGGCAGAATGAACCATTTGAGGACAGGTTTATCCAAATTGAATCTGATTTTTCTTAAAAGCTTTGCTATGAAATGTTACATCTGATTGAGATAATGGAATTTATGAACATGTGTTTTCATTATTAGAATCCAATACTCATCCTACTCTTACTGTTTGATGTTTTACTCCTATTTCTTCTACTAGCTATCCTTTAGCAATGATAGAATCAATGGATTTTACTGCAGATGTTTGAGGTAAGTTCACTGTTTCTATCAATTTAAAAGCTAAGAAATGAGAGAGTTCTACTCATATTGTTAGTTACACTGATGAGAATGGATTCGTTGCTAATATGCTAAAAGTTTTCTTAGCAGATACAGTGGAATGATTAGATATTGCAGATAATATTTGTCTTCAATCAATTACTATTTCTATCAAAAAAGAAATTAAAGATATCGAATGTTTGTCTTCTATAGATCCGATAGATTATATTAATTCTTCTTTTTCAATTGAGGGAAGTATGGAACTCTTATTTGAGAACAACACCTATAGAGATTATTTCTTAAATGGTACACCAAAAGCATTAAGAGTCTTAGCAGAAGATACTAAACATCCTTATGAAGGAGTAGATAACAACCCTACTTTTCAATTGGATTTATCAAAGATTAAAATTACTGATTGGACTCCAGCTTTTACGGTTGATGATGTAACAAAGCAATCAATAACTTTTAAAGGACATTATGATGTAAGAACTCATAAAGCAATAGAAGTCTATTTAAAGAATACTCAAGAGAGTTATTAATTTTATTATTAACTTAGAAAACAATGTTACTAACAGAAGAAAAAATAACTGAATTAAAGGCTCTGATTTCTTCTTTTGATATTAAGGAAGTGAAACAATGAAGAACTTTCAAAGTTGTAGCTTCTACTGAAGATTCAGATAGATCATGAGAAATCATAAAAGCTAATGGTTGGGATTATTCAAACTTTATGAAGAATCCTGTTATCATTGCTAATCATGTCTACAAGATAGAAAATATTGTAGGTAAAGCCACGGATATCTATGTTAAAGATAATCAACTTATCATTGAATGAGTCTTCTCAGAAGCTAATCCTTTAGGAAAACTCTTAGGAGATTTATATGAGGAATGAATGGTAAAAACCGTTTCTGTTTGATTTATTCCGAAATGAAGAGATGAAGGAAATAAGAGAATTATTACTAATGCAGAACTCTTAGAACTCTCATTTGTTGCTGTTCCTTGTAATCCTAATGCTCTATCTTTGGATCAGAAAAAGCTCTTAGAAGAAAATTGAATGATAGAAGAAAAATCACCTTCATTTTCAGGTACGAAGAAAGCTGAAAATTCCAGTGATTTATCAGACGATAATATATCAAATAAGGAAATACTTTCAACGCTTAATGATATTAAAGCTCTCTTAGAAATTTTAGTAGATGGCAATACTAAAAAACTCTCTGAAGCTAATATCCTAGCTAAAGAAACTCTTCAAAATGTTGCTAGAACTGTAAATCAAGGACTAGCATCATTCAAGAAAAGTCTTTAGGTTGCAAGCAGACTTTTCTCCTCTTTTTATTTATTACTTTTTATTGTAATGACACCAGAACAACTAAATCAAATTGCAGATTTGATTGCAAAATCTTTAGAAGATTGAGTGCCTGAGGCAGTAGATGCTGCAGTTGAGGCAAGATTAAAAGAGCTTAATCTATCAGAAAATGCTGATATTAAAGAGATTAAAGCTCAATTAAAAGAATTAGTTGAAAAAGCTAAATTCTGATCATCAAAAGAAGATGATTTACATGAAACAAAAGAACTTTTTGTTTCTGCTCTTAAAGGTTTAAGGAAGTGAGATCTTTCTTGAATTAAAGCAATGAATACAGAAACAGCTCAAGATGGTTGATATCTTGTTCATCCCGAATTCGAAAAAGGAGTATTTAGAATTATGTGAGATTATTGAATCTGGAAAGATTGTAATGTCCAAAGAATGAAATCTGATACTAAATACTTCACTAAAAGAGTTGATTGAGTTCAAGTATTCTATACGGATCAAGCCGCAGCTTATCAAGATACTGCCATGACGTATGATAGAGTACAAATGATTGCTAAAAAAGTTGGTGCAATCCTCTCTTCTACTTATGAATTAATAGAAGATGAAGCTGATTCAGATGAAATTTGGGCAGCAGCTCAATTAGAATTTGCAGAAGCTTTTGCTAAGTTCCTTGATACTGAAGTATTGCTAGGAACTGGTGATTCTACTCATAATTCTGAAATGGTTGGTATTACTAACCTTACTAATGTAAATGTTGTAACATTGAGTTGAGGTATTAATACTCTAGATCATGATGCTTTAATCGATGCTACAAGAAAAATCGATTTGAAGTATAAGAGAAATCATAAACCAAAATGGTATATGTCTCAAGATGCTATTGCAGTAATTGAGAAGCTTAAAGATTTAGATGGAAGACCACTTTATAGAACATTAGATAACTGAGAAAAAGGTTATCTTCTAGGTTATCCTGTAGAATTAACGGATGTTATGCCTAGTGGTTCTATTGGTTCTGATACTCCTTTCATCGTATTTGGATCTCTTAAATTCTTCAATATAGGAATCAAAAGATGATTCACTTTTGAAATGGGATACAAATCATGAGATTGGGAGAAAGATATCAAATCTCTTAAAGCGTCATGTAGAGTTTGTGGATTATCATTAGTTGATGAAGCCTTCTCTGTTATCAAAACAGCTGCAGGAAATAATCCTGAAACTCCTGGAGATTCAGAAACTCCAACTGAAACTGATGGAGAATAATTTTGAGGGGAGAAATCCCCTCTTTTACTCTATAATTTAGATTAATGAAATATGAAATTCTTAGGTGAAAAATAGTATGACACCATATCGGTGAAGTTATCGAAATGGATGAAAAGCAATGAAGAGCTTATGGTTCTAAATATTTGAAACCTATCTGAAAGGTAGAAAATATTATGCAAAGCGTAAAAGACTTCACTTGAATAAAAAACAAAGCTTTAAAACCTAACAAGAAAGGAAGAAAGAATGTCTAGAGAAGAATTAATAAATACTTTAAAAACCTTGCTTTGAGAAAATGAAGAAACGAAAATTGTTTTGCTCATTAATTCTGCTATTGCTTATATTAACTGATATACCTTTCAAGATTACTCTCTTTCTGATCTCGAATCGATTCCTACTGATGTTTTTATGGTAATTATTGAACTCGTTAAAAATAAATACTATGAAAAAACCTGAGTAGAATCCGAAAGATTGAGTGACTACTCTATCACCTACTCCTCTAAGGATCTTACTAGAGAATGTAAGATTATGCTGAATAGGTATAGAATAATTACTGTTGAATAAAAAAACTCCCAGCGTTATCTCAACGACAGGAGTTTACGAGAATCATAAACTAAAGTTCCTTTACGTCCAAAATGGACCATGGAGATATACTCAACTTTAACTTAAAAATCAAGATGATTTGTAATTGCAGTGCTGAAATAAAAAGATTAGTCTATGAAGATAATGTTGCTAGATGAAAGCAAACAGTTTTTTCTCTTAGATGATATCTTACTGCAGTAAATGAGAATTCTCAATTAATGACAGATTGAAAATTCTGAAAGTTATTCAAATTAAGTATTCAAGATATCGTTGATATTAGAGAATCAGATTCAGTAGTTATTGAAGGAAGAGAATATTCAGTTAAATGAGTTGCTCAAAGGAAAGGTTGAAGTCTTCTTTTAACTACTGTTATTCTAGAACTATGACTTTAAGTATAGAGATAAAAGGAGCAGATGAAGTTACAAAAAAGTTCAAGAAATTAGGAGAAGAAGACCTTAATAAAGCAACGAATAAACGATTACAAGAAGCTGCAATTCTCTTAGTTTGAGAAGCTAAAAGACAAGCTCCTGTAAAGAATGGAATGCTTAGAAAAAGTATCAATTACAAAGTTTATCCTAGTTATGCTGAAATCTTTACCAAACTCTTTTATGCTCCTTTTGTCCATGAATGAACTGCTCCTCATATTATCCTTCCAAAGTTTAAGAAAGCTCTTCATTGGATAGATCCTAAGAGTAAGGAAGACAGATTTGCAAGATTAGTTCATCATCCATGATACAAGGGAAATCCTTTCTTTGCAACGGCTGTAAAGAATCAAAAGTCCAGAATTCTAAAAAGGTTTTATGAAATAATAAACGAATATACTCATGATTAATGAACTTAGAGAAAAAATACTTTCAGAATTAAATTCTTTGGATTGAATAGCAGAGGTTATTGATGGGATTCCTGCTAATTTTTGAGGATTCCCTTCAATTTATTTTGTCTTTGATAGAATAGAAAGTTCTGTTAGTGACTCTAATCATCATGAAAGAGTTTATTACTTCACTATCAATATCTTTCAAGAAACTACTACTCTTTGAAATGTAGTTTCAGAAAAGAATCTCTGCAATATTCTAGATCAGGTTATTAATGCTTTTGATAGAAGTGATTTAGATTGATTAGCTAATTATATTGAGGCTGTTTGAGGAAATATTCAACCTGTTGAGACTGATAATTGACCTGCATTACATGGAATTATTCTTTTAGGAATTCATATTCCTTTTACCTTATCCTTATAACCAATGTTTAATCGAATAAAAAATATCTTTAAAAAATCTGAATGAACTCATAATTGGAT